GTGTCACCGAGCTCTACCTGGACAGTCTGACCAGCGCCAAAGACCTCGTTATCCCGCAGAGTGTCACCGAACTCTATGCGCCGTCAAAAATCAAGAAGGCACTAGGACGTTAACCTATCCCGTGCGTATCGCGGGGGAAGGAGTAGTAATGAATCTTAACGCCACAGAGATAGCCGCTCTCATCAATGATATTGGCGAGTGGGCGGTCGGACTCATATTCGTGTCGGTAATTGCTAGAGGGGTGTTGCTGGCGGCGTTTGGTAAAACCCGATAACCGTCGGAGTGAGTGCATTCCGGTAGTATCAGTGCGCTGATAAAGCGCAACAATATACAAGGGCTATTTATAGACGTATAAGTGCGCCGAGAAAGCGCAACGCGTCAAGGAATAGCACAAAGTCACAAGGCAGTTTCAGTGCATCGAGCAGATGCAACTCCCTTGTAGGACGCGATGATTGACGAGAACAGGGTCGCAAGATAGTTGAAGTGCATCGCATAGATGCAACAAGGGGCAGTGAATCATACGAGTTTTGAGTGTTGCTACAAAGAAGTATGAGTGCGCTGAGCAAGCGCAACCTTGAACGGTATAACCATGCGCATCCGTCGAGTGCGACCGCGAGTTTGTTGCATCCTACGTGGTCCTCCCGTAGATTCTCACAATGCGACACGCTAAAATGCAACTCGTTGATTCTATTGTCAATAAAGTTCGCATTTTTCTGTTGCAAAGCTGTAAAAAATCGTTATAATTGGTTTCAGTGAAGGGGAGAAAACAAAATGGACAGGGAATCAGCAATCAAGGGTTTACGAGCAGTGGCCGACTTTCTGGAAGCGAACGAGAATATTCCGATTCCTACCGAAGTTGATCTTCCGAGATGGGAGAAGAAGCCCGCTCTGAAGTTCTACGCGTGGTACGAACAGGGCGACCGGGGCGACGAACAACGTGCGTATCTTCAGAAGTTTTCGCGCGGCTTTGGCAAGGTAGACAAGCAGTTTACCGAACAGTTCTTTCATCTCAAGGGCGAAGAAGACGGATTTACGATCGATGCTGTTGCTGATCGCGATAAGGTCTGCAAGCTGGTAGCCACGGGAACTCGCCATGTCGATGCGCGTCCTGAGCGCGTGCTTCCTGAGACGGTCATTCCGGCAGAAGAAGAGCACGACGAGCCAGTGTACACGTGGGAGTGTGGCCCGTTGCTCGACGGAACGGAGGAACCTGCGTGATCGAAAAGGTCAAGTGCTGCTGGCGAGTAATTGAACCGAGCCTCTACTGGGCAATGATCGCAGTTGTTGGAGCATTGTTTGCCGTTATCGTTTTCTACATTTTCCAGATTTGCGAGGTTTTGAAATGCCTGAACCCACACAGCTAGAGCTTGCGCCAAAGCCGGAGCAAGCATTGCAGAACACCACACCGATGCAGCTTTTGCAGATGGCGTTGCAGAAAGACGCGGCAATCGACGTGATTGAGCGCCTGACAGCGTTGCAGGAACGCGCCATGGACCGCAATGCGCAAGCCGAGTACACACAGGCCATGATCGAGGTGCAGCAGATACTGCACCCGATCTACAAAAATAAGTCGGCACCGAACGGAAAATTCGCTGACTATGAGCAGATCGATCGTTCGATTCGCCCAGTGTATACGGCGCACGGGTTCGCCCTTTGCTTCTCGTCACCGGCCACGGATAAGCCCGACTGGGTGGAATGCTGCTGCACCGTGTCGCACTCGGCTGGCTATTCCAAGGATTACAGCTATGGACTACCGACTTCGACGAAGGGGCCGAAGGGCAACGATGTCATGACCACCACGAACGCCTACAAGTCGGCTCTGACGAGCGCCAAGCGCTATCTGGTGGGAATGATCTTCAACCTGTCGTATACCGACAAGGGCGACGATGACGGATATGGAGGAAACGGCACAAACCTGATGGGCTCGGAGCGTGTAGAGGCACTAAGCAAGCGTATCCGTGAGTCGAACAACTGGAAAGATTTGAAGGCGGCATACTTCGACGCGGCCAAAGAGGCCAAAGGAATGTCTGACCCAACAGCCTCGGCTCACTTCGCCAAGATTAACATGGAAGCACAAATTCGGCTTGAAAAGGAGAACCATGGATAACTCGGAAGAGACAAGAGAGTGCATCCTGCATCTGTTCCGGCTTGCCTCCAACCTGACAATGGGACGAGTTGGAATCGTCAAGTCTGTAGCAGTCGAGACGAAGGGCAACTTGAGTGTGGTCTACTTTTTCACGAGCGGAGAATCGCTCCTTACCGATGTAAATAGCGTCGAGAACAAGGTGGAAGCACATGCAATCAACTAGTCTCAAGGACCGGATTTTCAACTTCGGTCAATTATCGCCGGAGTGGTTCAATATCCGGCTGGCAAAAGTCACGGCGTCGAACCTGAAGAGTGTCATGGCGACGCTTAAACGGGGCGGCGAGGCCGCAGAACGAACCAACTACCGACTCGCTCTGATTGCGGAGCTTATGACGTGGCAGTCGCGCGACGGATTTGTGAGCAAGGAAATGGAGTGGGGCACAGAGCACGAAAAGGATGCCCGAGAGGCGTTCTTCCTTGATTCCGGTATCAACGTGCGGCAGGTCGGGTTCATTGCTCACCCCACGATTGATAAGGCCGGTTGCAGCCCTGACGGCCTTCTGATCGATGACGAGGGGAGTTACATCGGTGGTCTAGAAATCAAGTGCCCGTCTACCGAGAAGCACCTGAGATGGATTATCAGCGAGGATGAAGTGCCGGAGGAACACTACTGGCAGTGCATCATGGGCATGGCGTGCAGCGAGTTGCCGCGATGGGATTTTGTGAGCTATGATCCGCGCGTAATCTTCGAGCCGATGCGCTACTATCACGCCGTGTTGACAACTGATAACCCTCTTGTCCTTTCTGACATTGCGAAGGCCAACGATGAAATCAGCAGCTTTATTAGCACCGTAGATATTGCGCTGGCGAATATTGCAGAGCACTACGGCGTGACTCCAGATGAGATTTTCGCTGCTGTCGAGCAGAAGAAGCTCGGATCATCCACGACGAAAAGCGTTGAAGAGCATCCAGAAACGTATCTGACGGATGACGATTTAGCAATCATTTAATAGGGAGGATTTATGCACTTTGTATTGCACGCGCCGCAGATCGTTTATCTATCGATCATGTTTGTAGCGCTTCTGTTGTCGGCTGCGCTTCATGGGAAGCCGCGATCAAACATCAACTTTTGGACAGACCTTGTTAGCTCGGCGCTAACTATTGCCCTGATGTACTGGGGTGGATTTTTCAGACAGTAGCATCGGAGGAAACATGCACAAGTTAGCATCAGGGTTCACGCTTACGACAGGAACGCCCACAGCGGGCCAGTACACCGTCAGCAATGGCGTCTACACGTTCAGCGCTGCGGACGCTGGTAAGACGGCTCTCTATCGCGTTGTTCAGCGCAATCGCATTCACCCCGGCTGGCAATGGAACCCGAAGTCTGGGATCACGCAAGTCAAACCCGATCCGAATCCAGAAGTGAAGGCAGCGGTGCCGGAGAAGAAAGGCGGCAAGTAATGCCGAAGATCAAAGAGCGGCTGTTTTGCTCTTTCTGCGACGACGAGGTTGAGCAGAAGGGCCAGGAGCTATCCACGGCCAGCATCACGTACGACGAGGTCGAGGACGCCAAGAAGTCGGCCATGAAGGAGTACACGGACAACTTGAAGGCGCTGCGCGGAACTATGCGCACTTTGAGTAAGGCTATCCGCTCCAAGGGCGAAGTGCGAGACGTGGAGTGTGTCGTCCGCATGGATAAGCCTCAGATCGGGAGCAAACAAACCGTGCGGCTCGATACCGGAGAGATCGTCCGCACCGAACCAATGACCGACGAAGAGAAGCAGCAAGAGTTGTTCCCCGAGGATGAACTCGCGGAACTCGACAAGATGTTCGGCAAGGAAGCCGGCAAAACGGAAGCGGAAGGGGATGAATCGAAATGACACAGCGCGTATCGCACCTGAAGAAGGCAGACACGGGGGAAGATTATAAGCAGAAGTTTGAGGATTCCGAGAAGTATGCCAAATCCCTGAATAACGAACTCCGCGCTACGGCGCGGATCGTCGAAGAGTTGCAGGAGAATCTTAACGACGCGGTAAAGGAGATGGAGGTCTGGCGTCGCGATCATGACACATTGTTCATCGAGAACAAGAAAATCAAACAATCGCTTGACTACTCGAACTCTGTCATTATCGAGCGCGACAAGATCATCAGAGCCGTCAAAGATGCCGTTGGCACCAACTGCCAAGTGAATGACTATACTCCATTCATTACACCGGATTTTCCAAAGGGTGTTAACCCATACACGGCAGTATCCATCGGCCTTAACAATCCTTACTCTGGATACAACGTCGCCAAGTAACTTAACCGAAACATGCTCCACAGGAGATTTTGCAATGACTGAAGAAACTAAAATCACAGACCCACGGATCACCGCTTCTTTCCGTAAGGACAACGTCGCAGAGACGAATGTCTACAACCAGATTATGAATGACGCCGATGAAGCGGACCGGCCCGCAGGACAGTATCTCCGCATCTGGCTGCGCGATCACTATGTGACGAAGGAGTCTGTGCAGACACAAGTCGTCGGATAACGAGCAACTGGCCAGCGGGGAGCCATAATCCCCGCACACAGGAGTTTAATTATGTGGCCCTTCAGAGAGAAAGATACCGAAGCCGTTATTCCAACTAGGCACGAGTTTACCGGGCCTTATAAGACTTACTTCAAGTGTAAGTGCGGTAGCATGTCCAAGCCTTCAAATACCGGAGAATGCGTTATTCCATGCCCTAAGTGCGGACGGACTATTCATACAAAAAAAGTAGTCGCCAGAGAGAAGGGACATTACGTTGACTATGGATATCTCACCCCGCTCTACGAGACTGATTCGTACGAAGAGGCACCGACCTATGAAGACGAAACTTGCGATTCTGATATTCGCGTTCACGACGACGACTGCGGCGATTGCACAGAGTGCGACGTCACAGTTCACAAAGCTTGACTGGGCGTTGCTCGGAAGCGTATCCGCAGTGCGCGTCAACGATGCTTTCAGCACGCACTACGCATCGGGGAACGGTGGTACAGACAGATTCTTGCCCGACAGCATGGCGACGTCACGGCCCGCTATGCTCGGCTATGCAGCAGCAGTTACTGGGGCGCAGTATTTGCAGCGTCGATACATTTTCCGTTCACACCCATGGGTGGGACGCGCTATTATGATCGGCGACATTGCTTTTACCGGATACTGCGGATCACATAACTGGACGATTGGGAAACAAAAGTTGCAGTAAGTTTCATCCGTCCATGTTAGATTTTAAGTATCCATCCTCCCCGGTTGGATACACAGGAGCACTTGGGATTGATCCCCCGAGAATGGGTCTGGTTGACTGAGACCTTCCAGACCCGCTCCATCATCACCGCGTCTCAGCGGGAACAGAATGACCGACTGCCATACCCGTCATAGGTCAGAAAACCACAAAAATGGACCAGCTTGCTCTGTTTAATCAAAAGCAAACAATCACCATGTCTTCGCGAGAAATCGCCGAACTTGTGGGTAGCCAGCACAGTCACATCAAGATTTCTGCCGAAAGACTCTTTTCCAAAGGGCTTATCGGAACCCTCGCAACGCGGGAGTTCGATCACAACGGAAACATCTATACCGAATACCTTCTCAACAAGCGAGATTCCATTGTCCTTGTCGCCCAGAATTGCCCGGAGTTCATGACGAAGATCATCGACCGGTGGCAGGAGCTTGAGGCCAAGGAAAGCGCCGTAACGGCCCTTCCTGACTTTACAGACCCTGCGGTGGCCGCAAGAGCATGGGCAGACCAGTACGAGCAGCGTGAGGCATTACAGGCGCAAAACGACACGCTCAAGCCAAAGGCCGCTATCGCCGACCGCATTCACAATGCCCACGGATTGCAGAGTCTGGCAGAGGCGGCTAAAATCCTCGGCACCGGCCAAAATCGTTTGTTCGCCAAGCTGCGCGGAGAGTGCATCTTGCTCCCCGACAACACGCCCTATCAGGAGTACATCAACAGAGGATACTTCGTCGTCAAGGAGCGCCCGTACGGTGATGATGGCGAACTGTACGCTCGTACCTACGTCACTGGCAAGGGGCTTATCTGGCTGACAGAGCGGCTGAACGATCTGAGAAAGGCTTAACGATGGCTAACACGTGGTGCAGATTATATGCGGAGCTTGCTTCTGACCCGAAAGTGCGCACAATGAGCGACTCGCTTCAGATTCGTTTTGTGCGTTTGCTTTGCTTGCGCTGCGCAGGGCCGACCGAGGAGCTGTCTCGCGACGAGCTTATTTTTGGGCTTGGCTGCAACGAGGAATCCTTTGCGGAAACCGAACGCGAATTCATTGCCAAAAAGTTCATTGGCGAAAAGTGGAGCGTTACAAACTGGGATAAGCGCCAGTACGTTTCAGATTCTTCCGCTGATCGCGTTCGGCGTTTTCGCCAGAAAAAACAGGCATTGAAACAGGGTGAAACGTTACGTAACGGCGTTAGCGTAACGGGCAGAAACGCAGAATGTAACGCACCAGAACAGAACAGAACAGAACAGAACAGAACAGAACAGACAGAGGCATTGTCGCCTTCGGCTCCTGTCGCTGCCAAAAAGCGCTCTCCAAAAACGGCGGTGTTTGAGTTGCCCGACTGGGTCAACCGTGAGGCGTGGGATGCGTACGTGGAGATGCGGACGAAGAGCAAGAAGCCGCTGACCGAGTACGCAAAGAATCTGGAAGTCGTGGCGCTGACGCGATTGCGAGATTCGGGTGATGATCCTACCGCCGTTCTGGACCAGAGCGTGCGCAAGAGTTGGCAGGGACTCTACCCTCTGAAGCTGGACGACCCAAGCAAGATCGAGCCGCCGAAGCCAAAGAAGAAGTTTTACCACATGGACGGAACACCTGTAGTCGGCAACGGAATGGGTGATTTAGATGCTGAGCTTTTCGACTGAACAAATTCGGCACTACTTCGAGCATCGACTCGACCGATCGATTCCGTCCAACTCCAAGGTGGCTGTCAAGTGCCCCTTCCACGATGACGCCACGGCCAGCGCCACGGTGTTCCTCGACGGAAACGGCGGTTTCAACTGCCACGGTTGTGGCGCAAAAGGCAGTCTGGTCGATTTCGAGATGCGTTACTCGAAGTCAACCCGTGAGGATGCGGTCAAGGCGATCAGCGAGATTACCGGAGCAAAGGATTTGGTAGATGCTCGTAAAGGCACCCTGACGGCCTGTTATGACTTCCGTGGAGCGGATGGTCGTCTGGCGTATCAGAAACGCCGCTACGAGTCACAGGACGCGAGCGGGAAGCATCACAAAACATTCCAGGTCTACCACGAGGATGCAACCGGGAGGATGGCCTACGGAATCGGAGATGCAGAGCATGTGCTCTACCACCTGCCCGATGTGGTGACGGCCAACATGATTCTGTGTGCCGAAGGAGAAAAGGACTGCGACAACTTGCAGGCATTGGCACCGAAGTTATGGCCGACCCGACCGGGGGTGCGCATCTGCACAACCTGCAACTTTGATGGCGCGTGGCAGCCGGGGCAGTCGCCCAAATGGCGCACGGCCTACAATGCGTACTTTGCCGGTAAGGCTGTAGTGGTCTTCGAGGATAACGACGAGGCTGGCCGCACGTGGGCGGATCACGTATGTGCATCGGTAGCTGGTTGTGCGCTTTCGGTGCGCCGGGTTCGATTCGACACCATGCCGGAGAAATCAGATGTTTCTGACTGGCTCAAAGAGCACACCGAAATCGCCGATCTGCGCAAGCTGATTCGGGAAGCACCGCTGTGGGAAGGAGAGGCGAAGAAAAAGCATAACTTCTATGTATCGGCAGAAGAGTTCCTATCGCACGCGACTGATAAGGTCGATTGGCTGGTGCAGGACGTGATTCAGCGCGGCGGGAACGGGATGATTGGCGCGGAGCCAAAGACCGGAAAGAGCTTTGTCTCTGTGGACCTTGCGCTTGGCCTTGCAACAGGGACACACTTTCTAGGGTTTGTGATTCCCATCCCTACACGCGTCGGCATTGTTTCGCGTGAGGATGATTATCGCCTTACCGCATGGCGCATGTCGCACTTGATGCTTGGGCGCGGATTTAACGCCACAGAGATGGCTATGATTTCACAGAACATTTATTGCAACGCACGCGGACTCACCGACGGGCTTATGATCGATGACCCAGCGCAAGTGGACGAGCTTATTCAGGAATCGAATAATCGGCACCTTGAGTTCCTGATCTTTGATGTGTTCAACAAGTTACATTGCAGCGATGAAAACGACAACACACAGATGGCAGAAATCATGCGCAAGCTAAACGACATTCAGCAGCGCACGGGGGCGCAGCTTACCATGCTGCATCACTACAATAAGATTTCTGCATCTGGAAGAATCAGCCAGCGCTTGCGCGGCGCATCATCAATCGGCGGGTGGGCTGAGTGGATGGTAGGAATGACGTTTGAGGATGAAGTGGCGCGAGTTGTCAAGGTGGAATTTGACGGTAAGTGCTCAAGCGCAAAGCCTGTGTATTTCCACATCGAGTCATTTGACAAAAAAGGTCCAGTATCTATCGACCTGATTCGTGGCGAGGACGTAGAAGGGGAGGGGCGAAAATGAACAGCGAGAAAATTCCAGGTTACGTGCGTGTCGTTGCGCATGGAACAACAGTGGAAATTGAAATCTCGAACGAAGATGGAGGATGCGAAATACAAGTATCTCCACATATCGCAAGAGAGACAGCGTTTGCTCTTATGAAGTCAGCAGATGAAATCGATCACGGAGACGAAAGGATGGCAGAGTAATGACACCGAAGCATGGAGGATGGGGAAACAATCCTATGTGGAATCCGAAGATGAAGTTTTCCCCTGCATCATGGGAAGAATTTCTTCAAAGCATCGGAGCGGCAGAAAAGGATACGCTGAAGCATCTGCGCTGTCGGTCTGACATTGGGGTGAAGATCAGACGGTGGGTTATCGAAAACGGAAGGAGCAAGTATGTGCCAGAAGAAGTTATCCGGGCCGTTGGGTTTACGCGAATCCATGGATACGCACAGATGTATCTCTAGCGAAATCCTGTTTGCGATTCCCATCAAGATGGCAGCGATATGCTGCAACTGCGAACAGGTCGTCAGCATGGGGCCGGGCTCACAATGCCCGGCCTGTGGATCACGCTCTTTGATTACTCTTTCAACAATTTTGGACAGAGAGGAAACGTATGAGTCAGAACAGTTACAAGCCAAGTAAGTTCGGAGAAACAATGAGCACATCAAATCATTTTCTTGAGCCTGTCGTAAAGACTCCGAACCCTTTTGTAAGTGCAGACGAAAACAGAATCACGTTCACTGTTCTCGGCAAGGCAGAGCCGCAGGGATCGATCAAGGAGTTTGTAGTCAACGGACGCGCACGCCTTACAAGCGACAACACGAAAATGAAGCCTTGGCGTCAGGCCGTTGGGTTCATCGCTCTGGAAGCGCGTCCAACGTCGTGCATCTGGGCAGGGAAGCATGTACCTGTAGCGGTGGATTATCACTTTTATTTTGCTCGGCCTACCAGCGCACCGAAGAGTAGAATCTACCCTGTCACAAAGCCCGACTGGGATAAGATCGCACGCAGTTGCTCTGACGCCATGACCGGAATCATCTATCTCGACGATGCGCAGATTGTAGATGGGCACGTGCGGAAGGAATACGGATGGCCGGAGAGAACGGAGGTAACCATCACGAAGTTATAAAAAATAGGCCCGGCGGGGAACCGGGCCTTAACTTTGGGAAGGATCAGCGGATAAGAGAAAGATCGACAAGGAGTTGATTCATGTTGAAGCCTTCGGGGGAACCATTCTTACCGATAAGATCAGCGCCTAAAAGAATCTTAGCATCGTCCACGTACTTTTGGAAGTAAGCTTCCGTCATGGTGTAATTCTTCCCCCATGAAATGAAATCGAACTTCCCGTTTCCGTAGCCGGTACAGTATACTTCGTGCCCACCCTCGATTTCCTCGTCAAGGTTCTTTACATCCCAGTCCACCAAATCTTCGTTATCGATGATGAACTTCGGGACTTCCATTCCGATGTATGCGCCACAGAATAGGTTGATCCCCTGCTTGATCTCGGCAAGGTCGCTGGGTGACGCGCTGGCGAATCCGTTGAGCTTGTGGCCTTCCAGCCCCATCTTCTTGAAATCAGTCAGCACGTCCAGTGGAATACCTCCACAGTCGGTAGCGTCGTTGCCGGGGTGATATCCGCACCAGCGCTCGTAGGCAAGCCTGATTGACTCGTCGGAGATGGTTGCCATAGCACCAGCAGAGTTGAGCGTCCATACCTGCACTGCGTGGCCGAGAGCGGCAATCGTGCAATCGCCCAACGTGTCGTTGAGCATCATGCCCCACTGCGCTGTGCCCTTGGTCCAGTCGATCTTATCCGGCGCTGCGGGAAGGGAAGCGGTGAGATACTTAGCAAACTTCAGCGTGCGAGAATCGGTCTTGATCGCCTTGCGACCTAGTTTCCTTTGCATTTAAGACTCCTTTGGCGGAATAACCCCGCTGTTCTCTTCGACTTTTTCAATGTCCAATGCGCGGCACTCATCGCCCGCCACGGCGTGCGCACCATGGTCCCTTTGGAATAGATCGAGGAACCAACTCAGCGCGATTCCCCACCGTTTCCCCTGCGTGGCCGCGCGGGCTGAATGGCTAGAGATAGTCTCATCTTCATCGCCATTGAAAAACACCACGTTGCAGAAAATGTCGAATGCGATCAGGCACCGGCGGATGTAGTGCTCACGGCGTACATCCTGAAAATCCTGCTGCACATCCTGCGCCGTGATGGGGGTGATCGGGCTATCCATGATTCTCTCCAAAATATTGCACAGGGTGATGGATTACGTGGCCAGCACCCTGTGTTTTTTGCCGGGTCGCTCACCACCGAAGTGGCCGTAGCCCGCGCAAGCTATTTACATGGCCGTCTGATACTGCTCAAACGACGCAAACCCAGTCACCGGGAGCAACTGGCTTACGAACTGATTGCGCTGAGATGCCGTCCAGAGCGCTTCATGCGCCTTCAGGGTAGTTTTCTGTGTCGCCAGCCTCGCCTTGACCGTGGCGGTACTCTGCGTGGTCAGCACGGCGGTATAGACCGCATCTACCGCAAGGTCAATCGCAGCAATCCAAACTTTCGCCTTGGCTTGGGAGTCAGCATCCTTGATCCCGCTCAGATCAATCGTGGTCGAAGCACTCGCTTCAAGCGCATCTACAGCAGCGACTACGTCAGCCCACTTGCTCGTACCGGCCTTGTAGCTGGCAAGAATGGTTTCCACGGCAGTTCCCTTAGTCTGAATCTCCGTGATAACCGTGCTCAGCGTGCTGGTAGTCGTGTCTCCGCTGGTGGTGGTGAGCGCCGAGATGATCGAAAGAATGCTGGTCACATCGGTGAGAATGGTGGGCAAGTCAGCCGCAATGATCGTCTCGACGTTGTTGATCTGCGCCGTAGTGCAACCGGTCGTCATGAACGATGCGCTCAGCGTCAGGATGCACAGAAAAAGGCCAAGCAGGCATTTATTGGTGAAATATTTCACGTTCGGAATAAGCGACTTCATGATTTCTCCCTGTCAAGTTGTTCAAGTGTTGGTTTTGGTTTCACGCGAATTCCGCCAATTTGAGGCGGCAGCGTCGGACCCTTTGGCCTGCGCTTCATTGCTTTGCCGCCGAATCCGTCGTATCGCTCGGGAGCGGAGACTGCTTCAAAAGCGCGAGGACAGGGACAACTGCACCGATCAGCGCGGCCTTGGCGAGCAGAATCGCACCTGCTTCGTCCCAAGTGATGCTGGTAGGCGTGAGGATGATAACTCCGAGCGCGGCGGCTGCTCCACCAATGGCGGCAGCGATGAGCGAATGGAGCCAGACTTTAACGGTTGTGCTCATGACTTACTTCTCCTTGAAAAAGGTATGGTGCCCAATCTGGACAGTTTTTATTAGCTTGCTGAAGTCCCAATCAGGTTTGCACACTGACAGGTTTGCATACATTGTAGCTCCACCCGTAGGGTCCACATCGTTCCCGGCATAGATAGATTCGGATATGCTCATGGCGTCTTCGAACTGAGCATCGTTGTTCTGCGGCCACTGAATCAGCATGGGGTCGCCGGGCGATGTTAAAGAAGAGAACTGAAGGCGTGCCGTGCAAACCTCACTGATGCTCTTTTTTTGGCTGCGCGCACGATTGAAGATCACGTGAGCAACTGCGCGCATCCCCTCATGTCCTTCCCCGCGAGCCTCGCGCCACGCCGTCAAAGAAAGGATGGAATAGATGTAATCAACCCAGTTCACGATGCTCCTAAAAGTGGGGAATTGGCCCCAGACCGCCTCCCCACAGATTGCTATTTCTTTTTTGCCGGTTCCTGCTTGGGCGTCGGCGGTTTGCTGATCGGTTTCTTCTTGTCAGCCCACACAATTGGGCCGGATGGGAAAGGATTACCTGTTGGGTCTGGTCGAGCCATGATTACCTCGTTTCTCTTTGTACTGCTCGGTTGAGTTGGTATTCGGACGGAAGATCAGTGTCGATTTGCTGCTGCTGCTGATCTTTCGCCGTAATCGGCGGGGGAGATGTTTGGCTGATACGATGGTTGAGTTGCAGGTAGGCGATAAACAGACCACCGGCAGCAATTCCAATTCCTACAGCCCACCCAATGCCTTTGATCCAGAGCAGCGATACGCGGGCAATGGATTTAAGCTCTGCCACTTCGGCTTTGACTCCGGGCGTACCGTTACCGTCCATCTCTTTGACCAAGTGGGTAAGCGTTGAACGGATGGTGGGAGCGGATTGCGCCCAACTCCCATCCCCGAAGTCTATCGAATCAGCCATTTTCTTGGCCCTTTCGTACATGGATTCGTTCTTCCGCAAGACAAGGATACCATCCTGCGTTCCTAAAAAATTCGTTGGCAGACAGCCGTCGAACCGACAAAAAGCTCAAAGCCACTAGAAGAAGTTGATGGAGACATATAAAAAGCAAGTGTGTGTGATCCTGCCGATAACCCGGTCAAGGTCATAAGCAATGATCCTGTCTGAGAAATGTTGAGCACAGGATACTCGAAATCAATATCCTGATTCGCGCTCCCGTCCACGTAAAGCCAGATTTTTAAATCGGTTCCAACGGTTCCTTCAATCTGCTCTCCTGAAAAGTTTGCCCACAGATTGAACACGTCTGATGTAGATGCCGCAGTAACGCTAAATGACATTCCCGGTATAGCGATAGCCGTCGTCGCTCCTTCCTCGCTCACATTACTTGTTTGAGAAGCGGTGTACGTGACAACGCGTGATGCGGTAGTCAGCGCTGATCCGTCCGAGAATAGTACCTTGGATGCGCTTAGCGTGCCCGTGGTGATGTTGCTGGCGTTTAGGTTGGTAACTGTCACCACGGACGCGTCCAGCGTGCCAGAGGTAATCATGCTGGCCGTAATGGCACCGGCTGCGATGTTTCCTGCTGTGATAGTGTTCGCAGCAATCTTGGCAGTCGTGATTGCCCCGTCCTCGATAGTGGTTGTGGAAACTTGCTTCACACAACTCATTTTTAGAACGTCAACGATTGTGCCTCCGTTTGCATCACCGTTGATAAAGAAATATGGGACAAGATATGTGGCTCCTGTAGGGACAGTTGCATCGGAAGACAAGGTAACCGCCGTTGTCGTTAATGATGAGCAGCCGATAGCAGCGTCGCCCGCTGCGACGTATACACCCGCGTCATTGAAGAAATTTCCGTAAAATCCGCATATGCCTGCTGTTGGAGTTGCGCTAGCAGAATTTAACCGGCAGGATGTAGAAATCACAAGAACGTCTCCCGGGGTGACAGAGATATATCCAGCACTGCTGCTAGGAGCTAAATCGATTTCGCCACTTCCACTTTTTTCAACCGATGCGTAATAAGTGATCCCCCCGTTTACGGTGGTATAAGACAATGCCCCATTCCACCCCGATCCAGCGCTGGCAAAACTCCCGTTCTTTATGAGGTTTGTCGTATCTCCAACATTTAAGCTAGAAGCAGTGACAGCACCAGCAGCCAAAGCATTCGTGGTTACACTCCCCGCCGCAAGCAGGTCTGTCGTAATTGAAGCAGACGCGATTTTTGCCGTCGTAACCGAGTTAGCTGCAAGCTCGTCTGTAGAGACAGAACCGGCAGCAATCTGTGTCGCGGTAACGCTGTCTGCTGCGAGTTGCGTAGCCGTGATCGTCCCGCCAGCAATCTGTGTAGCTGTGATTGTGCCAGTAGCAATGGTGCTCGCCGTCACTGCACCCGCTGCGATAAGGTCGGTCGTGATCGATGCAGACGCGATTTTCGCCGTGGTCACGCTATTCGCTGCTAGAGTATCTGTGGTGATCGCACCAGCGGCAATAGAGTTCGCGGTGATTGACCCATCGACAATCAGGGTAGCGTCGTTGGACTTACGAAACGTGATGTTCGTGAACCACGGAGCGCCTGCCGATCCATTAACAAACGTAGAGTAATCGATCCACGCTCCGATGGATATTGAAACAGCATTTGATACCACCGTCATAGTAGCGACGACTTGACGCCACGTGTTATAGACTGCGGTGCCAGTTGGGTACCAGCTTGAAGATGTTCCGTTCCACCATGCGCCGACGACGCCAGTAAGCGAGCTTGAGGGAATAACTGCTACAGATCCTCCAGGCGGCGTCCATAAAAGCTCTATCTCGTAGTTTCCCGTACCATTTTGCCATTCAAGGACAAACGGATACCGGACACCGGCAGTGAATGCTACCGTCCCCGATTGGGTATAAGAAACGGTAGAATTAGTGCTTTGCGCTGCTGATAGATTTGATACGACGGGTCCCCCATTGATGTACAAATTTGCCCCATCGTCAGAATTAACGCCTACGGTATATGTGCCGCTCACCGTAGGGATAATGTATCCGGTGAATCGCGCATAGTTATAGCCCGCCGATACTCCGGTCGGAAGCGCACCGCTTGTGCTAACCGAGTTTCCCCAATCAATATTTCCTCCGAAAGTATAAACTTCGGGAGTCGAGCTAAAATCTCCTGCCCCATAGATAAATTCATAGCAGTTACCAAGCGAATAGCTGTCAATATTTGTTCCGCTGGAATTATATTGATAGGCGACAATTCCAATGCCTCCCGGCTCCGATCCACCATTCGGATGGCAGAAAATGGTAGCGAGATATTGCTCTCCTGATGAGGCCTGAACTCTGCTAGTGTTCAAACTGTCCCTAGCATCAAACTGAGCGGCATAGATTCCTGGGCAACCGGAAGGAACAGAAGAATTAGACGAAAGAAGGCGCTGAATAAATCCTGACCACCCATTAGCGCCAGACGCGAAGTCAGTGTCGGGGATAAGGGACGCAGAAGTAAGCGCAAGGCTAGCCGCTGTCACTGCGCCAGCGGCGATGGTCGTAGCTGTGACAGCACCAGCAGCCAAAGCGCTCGTGGTAATAGCTCCGGCAGCGATAAGATCGGAAGTGATAGTGTTCGCAGCAATGCTTGTCCCGTTCACTGTTGGAACGCATTTTACGTAGTCGAGATAGTATTGCGTCGTTACATCGCCGACAGAGAAGTAAGTTACAATATTGTGGGAGTTATTTATCGAGTTGAAAGTGACTCTACCGATGTATTGCTCAGAATAACTTGAGCTAACCGTTAGGTCCGCAGAAACAATATTTGCGCTAGTGGTTGCGTCGTATACTCCGCAAGAAAGGCTGGTGGGACTATTCCCTGCCCCATTCGTTCGGGCGCGAGCATAAAGATCGAACGAACCAGCACCGAACCCAGTTGTAGAATTTATAGTCGTTTCCACTGCCCACCCAAGAGTAAAAGTTACAACATCTCCTTTGCTTGATCCATTTGAGGAATCGCTGACTATGCTCGCTGACGTCAGGTCCAAAGCGTTAGTTGTTGCATATGTAGAAGCCCGGAGAAAGATCGTTGCTCCGCTGACGCCGTTTGAAGTTCCCTTTGCAGCGGCAGCAACAGCAGTGCTATAGGCGGTCGCTTCAGCCGCGTTCGCTTTGGTCGTCGCGTCTGCGGCTGCCGTAGATGTAGCCGAAGAGATCGCTGCGGCCTCTGCATTATTTGCCTTAGTCGTTGCGTCTGTAGCCGCCGAAGCTTCCGCCGCAGACTGGGCCGCATTTGCCTTGCTTGTCGCGTCGCTCGCCGCAGTCGCCACGGCGGATGAGATTGCTTCTGTTTTTGCGTTGTTCGCGTAAGTCTGTGCATCCGTATCTGCTTGTGCCACGGCGTCGTTGTAGGCTTTTGTATAGGCTGCGTTTGCCTTCGTCGTCGCGTCTGCTGCTGCCGTAGAGATAGCCGTAGCCTCAGCCGCTGCCGCCTGTGCGGAAGAGATGGACGATTGCAATGCGGTTCTCTGCGAAGCAACCTGCGCCCATAAGTTTGATAGCGTCGTTTGTATGCCCGTCCACGGTCCGCTCGTAGTCCCATCTGGCCATGTTGTAGCCCAATCGGAAGGAGCGCCAGCAGCGATAAGGTCTGTGCTAATAAGCGCTACAGCGTTGTCGTAGTAGGTGCTGTCAACACTCCAAGTCGTGCCGAGTTCGTCAAGCGTGGTCTTAGTCGTCAACTCGGCGGCGTATTCCGACATGAGCGTGATTTTGTCTGCGTTCGTAAGGTAATTGACATTCTCCGTGCTGCTACCGGAATCGATAGTGGTTGTCGTCGCCGTTAGGGTGATCGAACTTCCAGTTTCAGTCCAGTCTGAATCAGGCATAATTTTTGCACCTTTTTTCGTCAGGCATAAATTGCTCTAACTGCTGCATTTACGCCGCTAATCGTTGCGGTTGGAGTTACTGAAACAATGAGCGAACGCGCGGTTGAAACTACCGTCGTAATGTCGAAAAGGTAGTTGGCCGTTACTGTAGGATCAGAACCCGTGAAAGCCACTACCTGAAAGCTCAGCGGCGTCGGGTAATTCGATTCCCACGTCCAATCAATTGTAAGCCATACCTTTGAGGCCGTGGTAACTCCACCGCTGGATGTGACCGTCACAGCATCGCTCGATGTTGACGTTGTAGAGCCACTAGGCTGCGTCGAGCTTTGCGCGATGGTGACGACAGGGGGATTCGGGTACGCCGTCCCTGTAGGGGTATACGTGTAGACTTGGCACTCGCTCAAGTCCTGAAGCTGGCTGGAAACGAGGTTGAAACTGGGGAACTTGAAATAGAGCGGTGTGGAGATATATTGCGTCTCGTACGGATAATCGTCAAGACCAGCGGTGCCAATATAGCAGAACCGAGCGCCTACAACATGCGCTTTGATCGTGGTTCCGTAGACGCCGCGCCGTAAATAGCTGATCGTGTAGTGATAGGCAGACGTAAGCGCTACTGTCTCGTAGGAGATCAGTTCGATAGTCCCGTCAGAATCCACAATGGCCGCAAGCGTGGTGAACAAATCTGCGTTGGCCTTCGTCGTGGACACCAGTTCGGCGCTCGACAGCGTCATGTCTACCGCTAGAGTGCTGGTTGTGTCGGGGTCACTCTCTACGGCCAGCGCCGAGGTCAAGAATCCTGTCTTGCCCGAGCTAGTGATAGGCGTGCCCATGTAGGCATACGTGGTTCCGTCCGTTGACACGTAGGGCTTGCAACCACCCCACGCCGAGCTATTCCCTATCGCGGCGATCTGAATTTCGTTAAGCTGCGTCGCTGTGCCAAGAGGCGTAGTTTCAAAAAGAACGGCGTATGTGTCGCCGGGAAGATCGGTAGATACAGAGGGCTGATACGAGTCTGCCGACTGCTTGCTGTAGAGCGTTGCGGCGGCGGTTCCATAGGACCACTGCTCGGCCTCGACCGTGAGCGTTCCAGACGTTCCACTGTCGGTGATCTGAGTAATGCGCACGTCCTCGCCGGTCGGAAGCGCGATCATGTCCATCGGTTCAAGATAGCTGAACCGGAAAGGAAGATAGAAATTGTAGGTATTCAGGATGTAGCAAGAACGCTTCAGACGCAGGTTGAGCGCCCACGTTGCCGCCGCGCTTGTGGTAATCCAGTCCCACGTCTGCGAGGACTCGATGCGGCGCGTGTAGAGCGAAATGTACGAGTCTTCCTGCTCGGAAATTAGCTCGTTGTTGTAGTCGTTCTCGCGGTTGCACCATTGCGCCTGAACATAGTTATTGCAGTCCGCAGCCGCCTTGATCGCCACAGTAAGGCGCTCTGTTTGTGTGGTCTGTCCCGGCTTCACGTCTGGGAGGATGAGGTCGTTGTCTGTAAGCGTCACGACCGGCGTCGTCGTAGGCGTGTAAGTATAGCCATTGCCAACGGCGGTTTCATCGCCATACGGAACAAGCTTCAGCAGGCCGCCAGAGAATACAGCGCCAACGTTTCCAACATCGATCACGTCACGCATCGCTTCTGAAATGGACGTTTGCGTGTCGAGCGAAAGACTAATGAAGTAGCTGTTCGCCGCCCAGTACGCATAGGCGCTTGTCCAGTCGCCAATCATTGCGCTCGGGAACTCAACGCCAAGAAACTTGTCTGTCAGCAGAAGCTCAAGACCATCGCACGGATGCGCATCAAGATTGCCACCGCCATATGTGACCAGCCCAACAATCTCAAAGTTGTATTGCGGGAACGTGGCCGTGGTCCCCATCGCCATAGGATCAGCGCCGAAGTAGGCAATGCCAGGATATCCGAAAGCCGCACTGGCAAAGTTTGACTGCATGAAGCTCCACGGCGACTGGCCGAGTGCTCCGTTAAAAAACGTGAGATTGAGCTTAGACGAGTTCGTAAGCGTGGAATCGTCAGATGTGTATGTGTATGAAATGTATACAGTTACTCCGACAAGATCGGACGTGAAGTAATATACGCCGTCGCTCTCCGTGTATCCCTCTGTTGACGCTCCCTTCGTCAGGGTTACTCCACCGATCGTTACGACTCCCTTGTCCGCATAGAAATACGATTGGTTGTCCGTGGATACCTCATACGGAGATTCCAGAGGAACCTGCGCCGGTTGCGTCTGCTCACGATAATATAGCGACCACACCGAGCTATAGTTCATCGTTACCGCTTTGCCTACGTCAGCAGAATTGAATGTCCATGTCGAGGTCTTCGTCGAAGATGCGTAACTGTAGCTGTATTCTCCCTGCGCCGGGCTTGATGACACGCGCGTCATTGGAACTTCCATAGTCCCAGTGAGCGTGCTCGTAGTTCCACTTCCGTAATCGGACACTGCTTGGCTGTACGATTTTGTGTAGCTCACCCCAAGCTCACAGCCAATAACAGGATCGACCACTTCGCTATAAGTCGTGGTCGTAAGGGTGGTAGAGATTGAGCCGCTCTCGTTTTCGAGCTTGCCGGAACTGTCCCAGATGTTCAGAATGCCACTCGGCGTAGACGAGTAGGCCGCAGCGCAGAGAGCCGCCTCTGTGTCGGCATAGTAGTCGTACTCTGTGCTCCCCTTGCCTCCGAAGACTCCCTTGCTGCCGTCCGACACCTGCACCCGATATAGGCCGCCATAGAAGAGAAGCTTGGGAGCTACACGACGCGTTCCAATGACAATGGGCACAGTAGTTCCATAGACAGATTGCGTGATCTGTAGATTGTGAAGCGTGCCGGAGTACCGCGCCTGTGAAGATGAGTTCCCGAAGATTCCCATAGCCTAGCCTTTCCATGCCGTGAAGTAGCGCCGAGAAAACTTCGCCAGCATCCCATCGCTCATCCCGTTGCGGTGTACGCCGTTGATTCCCGCACAATGGACGACGACGGGCCAGTCAACCACAATCGCCAGATGTCCGTGGGAAAGTCCGTTTTTGTACGCGATCACGTCGCCCGGCTTTACATCCTGCTCGTCAATCTCCACTGCGCCATATGCCTTGAGGTATTCAATAAGGCGCTCTTCTTTCGAGTGCAGAGAAAGCTGCGGGGTGTACCAACTCGGTTTAGGCGCATCGACACTGATAGCTCCGGTAGCTCGGTACACTCCAAACACAAATTGCGCACAGTTCACGCCAGCGCCCTTGATGCAACCGCACGATCTGTACGGTGTGCCTTCCCAAGACAGCGCTTCAGCAACGATTCCCTTCCTAAACTCATCTTCGCTCATGGTCCTATCCTATCGCAGCCTCTGCTACAGGAACGACCGGCTGTCCGCCGTATTGAATATATGCGTTTGTGCTTCCATGGAACTCGGCACAGCGAGAAAAGGTATGATCGCATCCCTCGAAGACGTAAAAATCGTCACCGGCCACAATCGGAAAGATCATCTGCTTCTGGAGTTGAATCGTGTCGCTCGAAGCGCCAGCGGTGTAAAGACGCACAGTGCAGGACAATCCCGAGTTTTTGCCTGTCGTCCATGTCAGAAGACCTTGCGCAAACGTTCCGGCGCTCGACGTAGGAGTGATGTGCTCGGTAGTCGTAAACATGTACCCGTTAGTCGTCGTGTCTGTGACGGCCTCGACAACGCCAGCTTTACGATAAGACGTATTGGTAAGTCCGCAGCCCACGTCGTAGAGCGTGTGGGAGCATGTCGCCTGAATAAGCCGGTGCGGAACTTTTCGGTTCAGAAGATAAAGCTCATCCTGCAAGTTCACGGTACAGCTTGTCAGGCCAAGGTCTTCGATAGTCGTGACCAGTCCGACGAACTTAGTCTCGACGAGGCTTCCTCCTGTCGGTCCTGCGGTGTTTGGAAATTCATATCCCGTAAGGTAGTCGCTATTGTAGAGCGTCTGAATCGTCACTGGCGCATTCGCCAGAAGGCCGTACTTCACGCCGTCGAGCATAAGTGCTTGGCTGCTTGTACCGGGGAAATATGGCGGGTTCAAGTTGTCCGCGTAGAGCGTCATTTTGCAGGAGTTTGAATCCAGACCAATCTTCACGGTAATATCGTCGCGAATCCATGATCCATAAGCCCGTGGATCATATACGTTGCCACCGTACGACGCAGGAAGCTGCGCGTTTGTGGCATAGATGTATGATCCATTCAAGCATGGGCCAATTGTGTAAAGGTCGATGCGGTGAATGGGAACATCAGTCGAAAGAAGCGTGAGCAAGTCTGTAGAGAATGTTTTCACAGCAGCACCGTCTCCATCTTGAGGCTCTTCAACTCCCACAGATCATACATAAACTCGTTGAAGTCTACAGAGTCCTCTGCGAAGTGGCATAGATACGCATAGCTCCCATCCCACGAGATAACTTCTCCGCTAAGCGGAGCGGAAGTGAACGTAATCTCTGCCGGATAGTTGCTGAGCGTGTACCCAGTGGTTGCTTCCCCGTTGAAATAAACGGCGTTCATTTGTGTCACGTACTGAATAAGTTCTAGGCGAGTTACTGTGCTCGCGCCTAGAGCAGTTGTAGAACGCCACAGCGGGAATACAGTGGTAGAGCCATCGCCATAGCCGATGAACCCATTTCTCTGGCTTGTGACGGTACCGCTAACTGACATGTTCTCGAAGTTGTCCGCAGATGGGTCGAAGATAAATCTCCCATAAGCTCCGCGATTAGCCTCGTAGAAGTCAGCAATATACTGAAAATCGTTGGTGTAAGTTGCGCCATTAATCTTCAAGTAGTTGAAGACAAGCTCAATCTCATACACAACGCTATCTTGCAGCGAAGATACTGCTGGATGAATCGCGGAGCGAGGATACTGGATGGTCGTCGAATACTTCGGCGTCTTCTTGTAGTTCCACCCGACTCCATACGGCAATGTCAGCGTTGGATAACTCATATTGCTCCTGATACTCTCATCGCTCGTGTCGCCATGCGCGTGAAGTTACGCGTGTCGCTCGTTGCGCTTGACGGCGTACCACTATTGTACGTCGGGGAATATTTGAAGTTAAGCGCCTTCTGGTTATTGTTCGTCAGCGCTCCGCTTGTCATTGCGCGCGTCATAGCACGATTCTGATCGCGGGTGATAACGCCTTCTCCCTCATGCAACATAGCAACGCCAGTCTTCGGTACGTAGTCAACGCCTGTAGCAAACGCGGCCAAAGAGATATACCCTGCGCCCAGTGCGCTCATCTCAGCCGCCGCCGCTGTCGCCATCTCTGGACCAACAACAGGAATAGAAGCTTGCGAGGCCGCAGCCCCCATTGCCGCAACTGCGGTGTAGCTGGTGACTTCAGATACATTGAGAGCCGAAGTTGCCACCTTCGATGCAGCAGCGGCAGCCACATCAGATGCGACTTGCGTGGCGTTTGCGGTAGCGTGCGCCGCTGTCACTGCGGCCTCGTGACCAATATGCACGCCTAACTTTGCAAGCAGCTTGGCAAAGATAGCAGAATTTGCCATCGTGTCAAGAGATGCTCTGGTCCCAATACCGGATATGTGCGCCACAGTGACCAAAGCCTCGTGCTCTAGGTATTTTGTAGCCTGCTTGGCTAGAGAGTTCGCCATCGACAGGGCCATATTGTTGGCAGCGTTGCGCCACGCCACGTCCATGCGGCTGCTCCCGGTAAGCCATGCGTCCATGACTCCGGTGAGGCTACCTTTCACCTGACCTGCCCACTTCTGATAAAGCGTGTTCTCGCGCTCAAGCTCCTTCTGCGTCAAACTCGCACGCTCGGATTCAGCTTTTTCATGAATCTGCTTGATCTGATCTTCGATCTTCTGTGCCTGAGTGACCTCTGTCTCGTCATACTCTGGATGCAGGGCGGCACGCTGCGTCTGTAGAGGGGCAACCTGCGCAGCCTCGGAAGTGCGCGAAGTCTGCATCTGCTCGGTATAAGCCGCCTCGGGCTTCTCGGCCCCCATTGCTACGCGGAAAGCAGTGTTGCGCGTGCTCGCGCTCTCTGAAAGCTCGGCAGCACGCTCTGCGGCGCTCGTCTGCTCTGCCAAAAGGGATAGCTGCTCGCGGTGACGGCGTGTCCAATCTTCCCCTGTACGCTTATCTGCTTCCTCTTGAACTTTCTGCGCCTCTACCTGCGCGTTGAACTCCGTCGTGAATGTCTTCGTTAGAGATTCAGTTTCGGCTTCGTTCAGCGTCTTGCGCGCAGCGTTGTAGGCCGTCTCGGCAGAGAGATACTCGCTTGAACCGGAGCTAAACGTAGAGAGCTTGCTGCGCCAAAAATCAGCCTCGGCGGCAGACTGGCCGATCGTTGTGCCGAGTGCGGGGGCAGCGCCGGACTCCCCGGCTCCACGCGCGCGCTGAACCTGAATACGGTCTTCTTCCATGCGCTGCTGGTCTGCTCTTCGCGCAGCCTCTTCGGCAGATTTGGCCATGCGCTGCTGCTCCTGCTGTTGCAGGGCGGAAGTGTGATCCTTCTCGGAGTTTTGCAGCGCGATGTATTCGCGCGTGGAAGCGTTTCTCTGCTGCATCATGCTTATTGCAAGACGCGTGTTCTCAATGTCTTTAGATGCAGCAGCAGCAGAAAACTCCTGAACGCGCATCTGGTTTCCTGCGCCGCCAAGAGCAGAAAGAGCCTGATTACGTTCAGTCGCATTTCCCCAGTCCACGAGCAGACTGTTATAGCGGCGCTGAAGCTCTGATGTGTACCTTACATTTTCGCCTAGCTTTCCTTGCGCAGTGGCCTGATTTGCAAGGTTGATTTCGTGCTCGCGCTCCATGCGCTGCAATTCTTCAGTGCCGGGAGACACTCCAAGAACTCGCTGAGTCATTGTCCCGGAAAGCGCCTGATTCTTCATCAGGTTCATAAACTCAGCGCTATCACGCTCCAGGCGAGTTTGAAGCTCCAGAGCGGATGCGGCGGCTTCATCGAGCGCCATCTTGACGCCGTTAATTGGCTTACGCTCGATCTTCGCAGTTTCCGCGTCTAGCTTGTCGATCTGCACCTGCATGTCGGCGTTCTGCTTTTCAATCGACGTGCTAGCGTTGTCTACCTCGATTTGAAAAGTTTGCGCCCGCTTCCCTCCAACGTCGAAGGCGTCGTAAATCTTCTTTCCGACCTCAACGGCCATTTCGCCCAAGGCAACCATTCCCATGATAGGGAAAGCGGCAAGAAGGAGCGCCCGAAGCGGAGCAATACCCGACACGAAGCGCTCAAGCGCTCGGGTAGGCAACTGCCCTGCCAACATGCGCGACGCGCCCTGTGCGGCATAGAACGCGTTTGACGTGTTTCCTACGGCGCGAGCGGCATTGTTCGCGGAGGGGGTGACATTGTTAAGCGACGCGACGGCCTGTTCCATGGCCTCGGTCATTGTGGCACCGGCGGCAGAGGCGCGGTCAAATGCTTCTCCGAGCGAGGTGGACACAGCAGTGCTGCGCCCGGCGGCAGCGTTGTAGGCGCTCATGGCCGCAGCGGTGCGGGTGGACTCTTCTCCTACCTGATGAACTGCGCCGGATGCTTGATTTAGGCTTGATGTTGCGGAGGACGCATCGGCTGTAATGTCGATTCTGAGATTGTTAGCCATTGCGCCCCTCGCTCTGTGCTTTAGGCTTCATTGACTTCAAGTAATGCTGGAACGGTGACGGCAGGCAGTCGAACGAAGTCTTCTTTCCAAAGCTACTCGCCATTGTGAACGAGGCGCTTTCTTGTTCTGGAGTAACCTGTCCATCGCTCTTACCGCTTGCCATGTCCTGCATACGGTTGAACCCTTCGATCACGTTCCAAAGTCTAGGCAGCGGCATGTCGAGAACTGATTCAAAGCTCCACGGTGTCCGCTGCGCTAGGAAGGCGGCTATGAACCCGAAGTCTATGCCGCCGGAGACGACGGGTTTTCTTCCCCCGTATCCTTGACGACCTCCAACTGGTTAATGTCGTTCGAGACTTCCTGGAGGATGGTTGTAACGGCTACGGGAAGCTTTGAAATCTCGGCTTCGGTGAGGCCGAACGTGATAGCCGCAAGAATCAAGCTACGTCGGCGGAAGTCCTCTTTCCCAACGGCTGTCCACGCTTCCCATACCTGATCGGTAATGGCCGGAGTACCGGCATAGACTTTTCCATTGATCGTGATTTCAACGGGATCAACGGCGATTGTGTAGCGGCGCGTATTAGGCATTGTGTTCCCTCCAAACGGTTATGGGCTATGCAGCGCCCGCGTTGCTGTAACGGATTGCATATCCTGAAGCATCGGGATACGCCTCAAACTCAAAGGAAGGCTTTAAGTAATCGTTGCGCTTCATCTCCGCGCCAAGCTTCGATGCGCGGCACTTGGGAAGGTAGATAGACGACGGAATCGTCGCAGCCGAATCTTCTGCAAGGTAATACTGCAACGGAAGAAGCAACGAGAACACCGGGCCGTATCCTTGCAACTGGTTCGTCACGGTAAAGTTGTTACCTGTCGTCAGCGTCTGCGTGTAGGAGATGAGAACCGACAACCCCTCATCGGCAGCAGCAAATGTGTAGACTCCAGCGCTAACAGCATACTGCCCAGTGGTCGGCGTGCCGGTGACGCGGGTCAAGTCCTGTGCGTTTCCTGCGGGAGGCGTGCCAAGATACTGCACGCCACGGTCTTCTTGAAACTTCGCAGAGTTGGTCGCAGTAACGGTGAACGGAGTGGAAGCTGGGATAGAGTGTTCCTCATCGGGGACGGGGAAAATACCTCCAACTGCGAAGTTCGTCTCACCGAACATGATGTTATTCCACATGCCGAAGCTGATACGACCGACACTAAACTTGCCCTTGATGGTAATGTCGCTCGGCGCAACGTCATCAGGCATCTTGCGCTGCCCCTGCAACTCGACGAGCTTCTGGTCAATGTCCAGACTCACATCCTGAATCGTCAAGAGGGTATACGGCGTTGGATTCGTCGCCTCATTGCCTCCGACCGGGTTAACGGAAATTGCACCGATACCAAACTGAATCATAACTGTGTTCCTTTCCCCGGCCTATATCCCGGCCAGAATCGTGATCGGGAATACGACGCCGCCAGCCTTGAGCAAAATCCCCTCATTGGCAGGTCCGACACCATCAAGTGTAGCATGGTAGCAAACTCCACCGAGTGTCTGCCGAGTCCCTAGAGTTAACGGTTTGACGGTTGTTCCGTCACTCGAAAGCGTTTTGTTTCTAAGCTGATAATGCACTGCGTTGCGCACTGCGTTCAACGTTGTTGACGGTAGAATTGCAGGGTCATCAGAACGGAAGTAAACGCACACGATACTGTGATACTTGTCCACGCTTAGACCTGCCCAATCCACAGTGTACTCAATCTCGCCTTCCATCATGAAGAGTGCTGGCATACGCGCTTGGCTCAGGTCGTCGGGAGGCATGATCTTTCTGCTCATGTATTTGAATAGGCCAGTTCCGTTTGGCGACAGAGCAGTAAGCTGTTGCGTCGCAGAAAGCAGCGTGAACAGGCGAGAGTAGATTACTTCCTGATCCTGGAACGTCATTGCTCTGCGACCTCCTGCACGGTAGAAGTAAGCTCGTCCTGCGCCACCGGCGTAATCTCGTCCAGCGTGGAAATCATGAAGCTACGTTGAAGCGCCGGGGGATGCACAACGTGCTTCGAGAACACCATGTGACCTCCCATGATGAACGCCAGAGCCTGTGCATTAACCGGATAAATGTCATACGGCCCAACGCCGCCATACTCATGGACTGCTCCGATAAGATGCTCTGGGCTATCTTCTGGAATCTCCACAGATGCGTCTGGCATACCGCTAATGTACTGCAACCCATTGTCAACGACGGAATCGGCCAGAGCGCCCGTGATCGCGTGCAGAACCGGGCCGTGCAGCTTTTCTTCGACGGATTGATACATGAGCGCCGATAGCTGCTCGATCTTTCCGTCTACAGCGGCCTTGAGCATGGCTGCTTTCCCCTGTAGCTTCTCTGCAAGCTCTGGGGCGTTGGTGTCGATATGGAACGCAAATGTGCCCATTAGTCTGGGAACCTCCGCGTATAGTGCTCAAGCACGTCAGCGGTCTGCTCGGGAATTGACAGTCGCGTGTAGCTCGTTCCGGTAGAGCCGGACAGGCCAATATTCTGAGCCTTTTTGCCAAGCCACTGGCGCGACGACACATTCTCTGCCACCCAAACGTACATCGCCTCATTCAGATCGTACGGGATAATGCCGTATGTATAGCTGATGAGCGCCGTCTTACCCGCGTCGGAAGCGTTGAAGGTATAGACGCCATTACTTGCGGCGTACTCGCCCTCGGCTGGCGTCCCGGTCGTCAGAGTGAACCCTGTAACGCCCAAGTCCTGATAGAAGGTCGTGGCATAGGTTACGGTGTAGCTCGTCGTGCCGGATAGAATCGCAAAGCTCTCATTGTCCTGCTCGTCGTAGAATCCGCAATCGTAAGTAACTCCTACATTCTGAATCCCACGGCTAAAGGCGAGGCCACGTGCTCCATTTTCCCATTGCGCAGGAACGCTATCGTTGCCGTCCCCCCAGCCCCATCGGTTGTAGGGAGACATGGTGTTCGTTCCGGCGCTGATGATGCGCAGAGTGTTCTGTTCACCGGCCTGATCGATTGTAAATCCCTCTCGGATGTAGTCGGTAGATTGCGGAATAGATGATCCGTTGATCGTGAGTGAAGATACGGAAATGATTGGATAATCGCGCACGATAAGCGTGTCGCGCCCACCGCCGTCATAGCGGATATTGGTGATGGTGTGGACGTTGCTCAGGAATCTCCGGTGACAGACTGCATCGGTTGCCTTTCGGCTCAAGTTGGTGATAGTGCGCTGAATAATATCATTGTCGATGGTGTCGGAGCCTTCGCCGATCCAGTCATTCACTTCGGCAACCGTGCAAAGATCGATTGAATTTGGAGACAGCGACATGATTATCCTCGCAGAAAAGTTTGCGGGGCAGTGCCATCAACACTGTCCCGCTAAGATGCGCCTACCGCGCCGCCGCCGCAAGCGCACCTAACTCGTTAAAACAACGCGGCCTGACCGAATGCGCCGATGCTCTTGATGAGGCCGAGCAACTGCGGCATCTTGACGCCGAGAACCTCTTCGGAGTACACGCCAAACGGATACTTACGGGTCGTGCGGGCAAACTCCTGGCCGTAAGTATCACGACGGACATATACACCGCGCGTCTCGCCCATGCGGGAGTGCTGATAAGCGACGCCCAAGTTCGAGCAATCGACGAAGCAGGTTCCCGCAGGGAGCCACGGATGCTGGTAGATCGGGATGAACTGCTGATCGCCCGGCAATGCGAAGATGTTGCGATAAGCAGCAACCGCAGTGTTGAGTGACAGGTCGTTCTGTGCCGTTCCGGCAGCAGCGAAGAACAACAGGTTAGGCGATCCGGTCGCGCCCTTGATGAAGGCGTTGCGGAATGACGGAACCACGTCCGTGGACAGGTAAATCGCCGTCGGAGTGGACTGCATCTGCGCGAACTGAGCAAGGCAGAGATCGATTTCAGTAATCGCACCCGGCGTGCCCGCGTTCGTAAAGCCAGCGCCGTGCAGATCGCTCGTGTAAGCGTTGTACGGCGCCCATCCACTCGTGTAGTTGGTGTTCGAGGCAACAGTCAGAAGCCCGTCGGCGTCAAGCACGTTGGTGGACCAGTCAGCAGAGAACACGCTTGCAGTCTGCGTGGACGTTCCGGCGTTCTGCCCATAGTAGACGAAGGCCGAAGCCGAAGTCACCGCGACCAGAGTAGCGGAAGCAGCAGCAGCAGTAAATGTGCTTGCGCTGGTCTGGGCGAACCAAGCATACGCATACGCACCAGCCATCGGAGCTACATGGCCAAGAACAGCAGGGTTACCACTCGTGGTCTGTACCACAGCACTGGCCGCCGAATATTTCGCCGATCCGGTGTTGATGGTCTGCGTCTCGCCTGCGGCGCTAGTACGCGTGTACTGCAACGGAATCGTCGCGGGGACGGTACCCTGCACAACATACGTGCGTAGCGCATCGGCAGCACGGCCATTCAGCGCCACGCAATACAGAGCGTAGTAGTTGCCAACCGTCAGGGCATTGGTCGCGCCTGTCGGGGTCGTGGTAACTGTGGCAGTCGGGGTGTTGGTGGTAGCCAACTGCAACGGATTGCCGTTCGCCCCGAGTGTTCCCGAGCCGTAGAGCAGAGTCTTCTCTTCCAAGTTCAGGAAGCGAAGCATCTGCACCTCGTGCGCCGTGCCGAGGTTGTCGTCATAGCCCTCGCTGGCCGAGACAGACTCATAGGTAACCGAGTCGTCGGTGCCAAGGGTGATGTACGGGGCCGTGAAGTCCTTCTCGGAAACGGACGAGTAGGCATTACGCTCGCCTTCGCCAACGCCCGGGAAAGTGGGGTTCGTGCCCGCATCAAAGTTGTAGATCGCCTTCCAGTGAGGCTGCACGCCGTAACCGGCGTTCACCTTACCCCAGCGGGGCGTGGTCGCGCGGATCATAGCGATAACGGGGGCGATCAGGTACATCGGCCCACGCAAGTCATAGAAGACTGCGCCGGTCGAAGTGGACCAGCCCTGCGTTGTCGCATCCTTTGAAAATGCCTCGTGCGCTGCCGTGCGAGCAGCCATAGGGCCATGCTTACGGACGTAAGCCATAGCCTTCTCGGCAAGTTCGGCATTATGCTTGTCGTTGTAGACACGAGCATAATCTTCCAAGCCAATGTAAGTCGCGCCGTTCACCATTGCAATAAACCTCCATCACGATGTAGCGGCGCGACAAACTCGTTTTCGGATTGATGGTCCGTGATATTCATGCGATTAAAGCTCCGAGATCGACTTCGCCTTTGCGGCCTTAGCGACGACGAACAAGCCTTCTGCGTCTTCGACTTCGACGCCGCGCTTGTTGAGGTCCGCCTTATTGCTGACAGCGGCCAAGCCATTGGAGTCAACAGACTTTTTCAGCGCATCAGCAAGAGACGCCAGAGACTTTTCAATCGCATCGAGACGCGGCTCAAAAGTCTTGTCTGTGGTTTCTGCCTTTGACGCGGAAGAATCCGAGATAGGGTCAATCGCTTGCGGAGTAATGCCAGCAGCCTTGGCCCAAGCCTTGTGCATCTTCAGGTGATGCGCGTGCGCCGCCTTGTGAATCTTCATGTGACCGGCGTGTACCGACTTGGTGTAATCGTCGGGAGCCTTAGCAGCAAACCCTTTGTGCATGGCGTGCGCCGCCTTGTGAATCTTGCACTGCGCAGCATGGTGCATGGCGTGGATTTTCGCATGAACAACCGAGCCGTCACCGTCACCGGCAGTAGCCGCCTTCTCGATCTCGGCCATCTCAGTCGCTTCGTCTGCTTCTAGCGACTTAATCAGATCATCAAACTCGTCCATCGTTTGTTCCATCCTTCTGGCCGGAGTAGCGGCCTTGATTACCTCTACATCAAAGAGTTTAGCATCATCTGCTAAATCGCTATCAACTTCGATTTTCTCTTGCTTCTGCAATGCAATCCATTGCAGCCGAATCATCACATCTTCGAGCGTACCCTCAGCAGCGGCGATCGAAGCTTTACCCATTGCTACCGACAATGCCTTTTTGCCGTCCTCGCTTACACCAATGCCGTACTTTCTTGCGGCAGCAACGATCTTCGCGCGGACCTTGGCTTTTTCACCTGCGGGGATACCCTGCGTCTGGCCAAAGCGGGCAAGCGCGTTGCGGATGTGCGCCTTGGTCTTCTCTTCCGTCGAGAACTTGATCGGAAGCTTCCACGTCTCCGGCTTCTCTGGGTCGCCAACGTATGCGAAAGACGACGGCGGCAAGTCCTCGTCTGCCACGCGCTTGGTTCGCGCAGCTTTGGCCTCGGCCAAACCTTCGATCATCGCCCGGAGCGCCTCAACAGCCTTTCCCAGTTCCTCGACCTTGTCATCGGACTTGTCCGAATCCTTGACGACACCCAGCTTGACCATCTCGATTCCGCCAGCGGCCTTGTGCAGTTCCACCGTACGGCCCTTCATCGTCTCGACCAGCGCCGAAGGCAAGCACGGAACGTCTACGGCGCTGACCTCAATAGGGTTTGATGTGTAGCGCACGCAACCCTTGAACACTGGGTCAGTCCACTTCTTCACGTAGTCGCCGCCTTGGCTGAACCCGACGAAGCAACCGGCCTTCCACTTCTTGATTGCCGTGGGGTCGATCACATCAAAGCCCATGTGGATAGCCTTCTCTGCATCGTCGAAGTCCAAAGCTCGCCCGGCCCCCTGCGTGATTGTCTGGTGCATCTCGCGCAGTGGCATAAGAGACGGCGTCATGCCCGGTAGCGATGTGCGCTTCAACTGCCCCTGCGCAAACTTCTGGAACATCGGCTTTGAAGTCTCGTAATCGCACACTTCATTGTCCAGATCGGGCTTTTCCTCGGTCACAAGTCCGTACACGTGAAGCGTCTGGCCGTCAACGCTTTCCTCCATCTTTTCGAGCGGAAAGTATTTTGTGAAATCCATCTTTGCTCCTTTTCCAGCTACACCGTTCGCCTGCGCAAACTCGGATGATTCGGCATCATTCCTCCTAGGCGGCGAACTCTGTGATTTCAAGATAGCATCCGCAATTCGGGTGCGCATCGCTCGGCATGTATACTCCCTTGTCGAACGCGTGGCCAAGCGTTACTTCTCCATGCGACGAGTACACATCGCAAATATCGACTCCCTTATGCAGCGGAGACAGTCGCCATGCTACCTTGGCGACCTTGCGGCTGGTCCCCCATGCCTCTACCCAGCCCACAGACTGCGCTCGTAGCGTTTCCTGTTGCGCGATCAGATCGGCTCGATCATCGCTGAGAGCCTTCACAGCGGCCACTACGGCCTTCACCTGATCCGGCGTCCAGTTCTCCTTCGCGGCCTGTTCGAGCGTCTTCGCCACTTCGTCCTTGGCGCTGTCCATGAGACGGTACTCTGCATCTGGGTTGCTGCTCGTCAAATCGGTAGATCGCTGCACGCCATACTCGACGGCTCGCTGAAGAGCTTGCCCATATGCGCTGGTGCTGACTTCTCCCGACAACGCGGATGAAATCTGGTTGGAACCCTGCCATGCGCCTTCCTTGGCCGCTTCTGTGAGGTTCGACCTGAAGTCCTCGGTGAGAATATCGTAATCCCACGGAATCAGGGCAATAGCCTCGGCAAGATGCTTATGAAACTCGTCTTCCGTGCTTGGCTCAGCCGCCTTGGCCTCCGAAAACTGGTTGTAAAGCAACGATGCGTAGACTTTCTCGGCGGCAGAGCTTACCGTCTTGCGCTGCGATCGGAATCCGCGCTTCACGGCCTTGGCAATGTCGCTCTGCACCATCTTGTTGCGCTCGGTTGGCGCTCCAGGCATCGTTACCTGCCCGACGACTTCGCTCTTTTGCGCCTTCTTTGCGCTGGTCGTCGATGTTGGCCCTTGGCTGTTGTCACCACCAGTGGGCGCAGGCAACTGCGGTTTAGGAACAGCCGCTGCCATAGCCGTGGCACGCGCAGTCGCAATCGCTTGATTCAGGAAGATAGGACCAGTTGCGGTGAGAATGTACGGCTCGTTGGCCTCTGGCGTGTCGAACGGCTCGTCGCCGAGATTCACCTTGCATTCGTTGATGGTGCGCACGCCCGAGTCGATGTAAATCTTGTCGGCCTGCGCCTGCTTGAGCACATCCGTCTCGCGTGCATCGCTGAACGCGAATTCAATGTCCACCGCGCCCATGATCTTCTGCACGATGATGTTCATCGCGTCTTCGATGTGCTTCAGGCGCGGCTCGACGCCTTGCTCTATGGCGTCGTCGCTTCCCTGTTGAGCACTCGCACGATTCATGGCCTTGCGCAATCCCTGCGACGACACGGAAAGCGTAAAGCACACCACGCGGATGAGATAGTCCTCCGTCTCGTCCGTGAGTGCTCCACTCTTTGCCCATTCAACCTTTGTGCCAGTTCCTCCGGGGATAAGAATTGCCTTTCGGCGAGCCTTCAGGTTCCCGGCCAGCATCATGTCTAGCCAATTCTGAACCGACTTGATCTGATCCGTGTGCCATGTGTCAGGAACCTGAATCAAGGCAGCGGGAATGTTGCCGTCGGTATAGTAGTCCTTCAGAAACTCTTGCCGACGCGATGCAATCGCCAGCGTGGCGATAAGCTGCTCGACAGGGCTATACCCCCAACGCGAGTTGCACCGTGGGTTTCTCGGCGTGTAGACGATCTGATTGGACGTGAACTGCTTCACCTTCTTCTCGTCACTGGCAGCCGAAGCGAGTTGATCCCGCGTCGTAACACTGACGAGGTTCCCAACTGGAACGCCCAGAATAATCTGCTGATATGCCGGATCAGGCGGGAGCGGAATAAATCCCTGCTCGTCAACCAGAGGCGTGATGGTAGCTCCATCAATCACACGCAGAGCGATCACTTCTCCCAGTCGATTGCGCACGATGTTGACTGTTGGGGCATCGTAGACCAGCATCTGCTCAAGCCACATGCGTAGCCACGTTCTAAACGGATGAACGCCATCAGGCGTCTGGAACAGTTCCGTGATGCGCTTCAGGTCGGGATCATTCTCCGCGCGCTTCATGCGCTCGTTCTTCGATTCCCGGTCCTTCTTCTTCATGCGGATTGTCCACTCCCGGTTGCAGACCTCGTCCTTCACTGTCTCAATAGCTGCACGCAAAACATCCCACGAGTTTGCGACTTGTGCCAGCATCCCAAACGAGGTAGGGAGGTCACCACGGGGTGTAAAGTCAAGATTGATAGCAGGGTGGAAGTTCCATGTGCGCACGCCGAGGCCGGGAGGCACGACAGGGCGGATGGGCTGACGCGGCGAAGCCCAGTCCTCGTTGACGATGTTGGTCACAGCGTCGGGGGCCGGGTTGAAGAACGGCGTAAGCTCAGATTTCAGTTGCTTCAGGAATCCCATCGTTACGCCTTTCCATCACGCTTCGCTTCTTCGTCTTCCGTGGGTTCGCGCACCAGCTTCTCTTTCTGCGTCAGCGCATTGAATCCCCAAATGCCGGAGCAAACGACACAGTGTAGCTTCACTATACCGTTTTCCATATCCGTCTCGATCCCGTGCTTATCCACAGCGCCGCACCAAGGGCATCTCTGGCGGGGATTGATGCGGACTCGATACGATGCGCTCAGCCACGGGAACAACCGGATAGCAAAGCGCACCATCCATGCTACGGCATTAACGATTCTTCGGGTCATTATTGCTCACCGCCCACACGATCCAGATGAACGCCGACGCCACAAGGATGAACGATAGGTTTGCAATCGCTATCTGTGAGATTCCCATTCTTGGCCTCTTTTCGTAGCCCACCGGCCTTGCCTGGCTTCTGCAACTTGCTTACCATCACCATGATAACCCCCCGTGTGCTGGGAACTTGCGCTGACGCTCATGGTGCTCTTCCGCGTATCCGCGCTTGTTAGTCTCCATGAAGTCGCTACCGTCATCGCCATCTGCCCGGTAAGTCCACTGCAAGCCGCAACTGAAGCAGGCTCTCTGCTCTCGGTTCAGCACGCTTGCAGGTCCTTTGCACTTTGGGCACTGCAACGAGTCGATTGTCGTGTATCCAATATCTATCATGTCTTTACCGAACGTACATTGCCAGTTGGCGCTCAAAAAGTTCAATCTCGCGCTTCTTTTGCGCGATAGCCTTCACCAACTCCACGATGTTTCGATAGCAGTCGAGTTCGTTCTTCGCCGCAATCTCTTCAGGCGTCTGCGGTTGGTCGTTCTGCCCCGCAACTGAAGCATGTGTCTTTGCCATTTCCGCTCCTTGTAAAGAATGTTGACCCGCACTTTGAGCATACATCAGTACGCACTCCGTCTACTCGGACTTTGCTATCTACAGTCTCTTCGATGTATCCCTTACGCTGCGCATTTATCGCCTCTCCCTTGTAAAATTGAATCCATCCCGCTCCGCTTGAACCGCTTGCCAGTTCAGTGCAAGCCCAGACCAGCGCATCTACGCGGTCTGGTGAATCCTTGCTGGTCTGTGGGTTCCAGTTCACCATCTGGTCCTCAAGCTTTGCCAAAGCTACGGCGTCATCTCCCCTCCCTACGTGATGTACGCGCCCTTGCTCATATAGCGCACTCACCGGTTCTGCGCGTAGTTCTTTTCCCCGAGTTGCGCGCACGGAGGTATATGGAATGTTCGGATCAACGTTGCGCAGTGTGGACTCAACCATGTCACCGCCCTGATTTACCTCTCCGATAATGCGATCAGCCTCCCATTTACGGTACAGCATAATCGCACGTGAAGCCCACTCTCTCGGTGTATATATACCGCTGTCGTCTTGCAGAACGTACATGTGCTCTGGGTTCTGCCCATCAATTCCAACTACGACAATTCCAGTCTCGTCGCTTTCCTCGTTGCTTGTCACAGCCGGATCGATAGCAACTACGATGCGAGTCAGCGGATATGGAGCATCTACGCGTGCGCTCTCGATGCAGGACTGTGTCCACAGCGCTCCCGGGTTGTCCTCCAGAATCTCGCCGTACAGTTCCTGTCTGCCAATACGCGTGCCTTCATAGCTCTTGATGAGCGTATCGAACCAGTCGTCTGACAAGTTTGCGCGGTTGTCGAAGCTCGTTCCGCGCACGACGTAGTTCTTCGGGTCAGACGATAGCTCGCGGATGATAGGAGTAGGCCGTGGCGTGGTGAGCACCATGGCTTGCGGATTGGAACCAATTCGCAGCCCCAGCATGGCCTGCGTCCACGTTTCTTTGTCATAGCGCCACTTGGCTAGCTCATCACATACCAACTTCTCGTGCTGTGGACCGCGCAATGTGTCAGGCTTCTCGGCGGTGTAGCAGTTGGTAACATCGCCATTCGGCCACACAAAGTAGCGCTTATCGCCACCAACAAAGCGAGGGCGCTCATCGGGAGGGCATACTGCCAGCAACCCAGATCGTCCATTCACCCATGTCTTTTGCAGATCGCCCACATTGCAGACGATCAGGCCAATGTCGTGGAATCCTTCATTGTGCCACTGGCGGATAGCTTCAGCGCCGGTTCGTGTCTTTCCCCAACCACGGCCTGCGAGGAAGACGATCTTCTTCTCGTTGCCAGTAGGCAGTATCTGCTCAGGACGCGCCCAGAATTTCCAGTCGTACATCAATGCGGATAGCTCAGCGTCGCTCAGATTCTCCAGACGCCTTTTCGCGTCCGGCATCTCTGCTATTATCTCGCGTTTCGACTTCGAGCAGCTTTGCGATGATTGCTTCACGATCCACCTTCACAACTACTGGGTTGTCCTTGTCACCTGCCAGCGTCGTCTTATCGCCAAGACGCTCCGGGTGCCGCTTGCTCAACTCCCACTTGAGCCCGTCTACGATCATGCGCTGCCTCTGAACCCACGCGGAATCAATGCCAAACTTACCGCGCTCAGGCTCAGCCTCACACACTTCGCGGAAGTGCGCAAACTGTACATCCGTAGCAATGCGGTCCGCGCGTGCGTAGAGTTCAGAAAGTTCAGCATCTTGATCGCACCACAGCAAAAAAGTACCTGGGGGTATTCCAACTTTACGGCAGCACTGGACCATTCCTGTGCAGCCTTTTTCCTGAGCAACGAGCAGGTTGCACACGGATTCGACGATCTGTTTGCGCTTAGGATCACCGATCTTTGTGTGCGGATTTGGTTTGCGATCTGCCATGAGTCAATCTTACAGCAGATGCGGATCGAAGCTGCAATGTTTGGCGCAGCCGTCGATTTTGTTGTTGAAGAGCTTGTGGTGGAGTCTCTATCTTTTGGGAGAGAGGGAAAAGCTTTTACTTTCCCGAACGACCTTTTCTGTCTCTGTCTTTGCAGTTGTATTTGCATTTGTTCTTTATATATCTATAGGTACTTTACGCGCTCTCGTTTTGTTGTCAAGAGGGAAAAAATGGCGAAGATCACGTTAATTCTTACGTATTCCGTTCATAAATAAGATTTTGCTCCTGATAAAATAAATATGAGGAAAAACATGAACAGAGAAGATATGGCGAAAATGTATGCGTGTAGTGGTTGCGGTGTGGAGAAGGATTGGAGCGAGTTTTTCAGAGCAATGCGGTCCGGTAAAAAGCCCCTTCTGTGCACGGCGTGCCGAAAAGCTGCATCTCATCCTCGTCCTACCCGTCGCAGATTGGCAGGCGCTCGTACAAAGTATCGTTCTGTTCTAACGCATCAGGCCACACCGGCGGAAGATCGCTTATTTCAGGCGCTCACGTTTTTGTGGGGTAATCGCGTGTACTGGGAGTTTCAGAAGCCTATTGGCCCATTTTTTGCGGACTTTGCTGTTCCGCAGTCGCGCCTTGTGATCGAGGTCGATGGCGGCTACCACTTGGACCCGATGCAGGTAGCGCGTGACCAGCGCAGAACAGCTTATCTTGAAGCTCACGGGTGGGAAGTCATGCGCTTCACAAACGAGCGCGTCTTTTCAGAAGTCGGCAGCGTCGTCATGGAAATCTCAAAGAAGATCGGCGTGCGTAGCTAAAATTCTTCAAAGTATAACTCTTCTGTTTCGTAGTCTTTGCAAACTTGTTCGTGACGGTCGTCACAGATGTTGGCATGAATCAGCATGTCTGCCTTGTGCTGCGATATTCCGATCTCGGGCATATCGTGCCATTCGACCTTGCATATGTTTCCAATCTTACAGTATTGTAAGAACATGAACAGAAAAGCAGAAGTGCGAGAGTTTGCGGCGGAGCACAAGGTGACGACTGGCGGCACGTTGCGTCGGAAGACGCCGAAGCATTTGCCGGGCGTGTCGGCACGGCAGTTCAAGAAGCTGCGGCGTGCCGAGGGCAATGCGGTCTGCTATCAGCATCTGGTGGAGCTTGGGGAAGCACGCCAGAAGATCAAGCGAGTTCGCCATATCCCGAAGCGCATCGAGAAACAGATTGCGAAACTGAAGATGAAGCAGAATGGGGTGACAGCATGACGGCAGATGAAATCAGGGCAACAGGTCGCGATGAACTCGAACTGGCGCGGGAAACAGGAGAGTTCTCCGAACGTGCGGTTTTTGGCGTGCTGATCGAAGTGGCGGCGCAGCTTGCCGAAATCAACGATAAGCTGTCCGAGATAGGAAGTCGGCATGAATAGCGCCCTGAGCAACGCAGCGCGTTTTATGGCGTCCGGGCGTAAGAACCCCGGGCGCAAGCCCAAACTGCGCGTGTGCCCCCACTGCGGCGCGACTGTGTCGGCATGGGGCGCTCAACGTGCCTGCTATCTACGCGTGGACAGAATCACCATGACCAACCCTGCAACCGGCAAACCGATTCCAAACCCACTCCACATTTACCGCAATGCGAAACACATTATGTAAGTAGTTGATTCTAAAAGCGAGAAATATTTCATTTTTATGTTGTGCGTCTGTAAAATAGCGTTATTATATAAGAGTCAAAGGGGGAAGCAGATGGACGAAGATCGTTTGCATGACGTGTACGACCGGGTTTGCACGCACGAGGACCCGCATTCGCCTTACTACGATGGACCCGACTATGACGAGCCGGAGCAAGTGGAAGAGCCAGACGATGCATAACCGAGTTTGGGCGGTCTAGGCCAGCATTGGCTGAATAGGTGGGCAACCGTGACCGCCCAAAAACACAACGTAAAGGGGAGCTATTAGGAGGATTTATGCAGGGATGGGAAGAGATTTCTACGCCAATTATTCTCGACGATCTCGATGAAGAGTTTAACGAGTGCCAGCATGAGCATGTAACTGATAATATTTGCGACGATTGCGGAGCGATTATGGAACCGGAGGTGGAGAAATGAATAAAGTGAAGCACACGCCGACGCCATGGAAGGCAGAAGGACGCTCAGATATTGAGGGCGCAGATATTGTCGCTGTTGTTCCGGGATGGAGCACTAAGCCTGTTCGCATTGCGACTGTAGTTCCGTTCGCAGCGTGGAAAGAAAATGCGGCGCTCATCGTCGAGGCCGTGAACAACTACGAGCAGGTTAAGGCAGACCGCGATGATCTGCTGTTGGCACTGAAGATGCAACAGGAACGCCATAAGAGCAACTGGGATACGAATGAAAGTTGCTATGTCTGCGATGTTACTCGCGCAGCCATTTCTCAAGTCGAGCGGCACAAACAGAAAGGTGGGGAGTGATGAATACTGACTTGATGTTTTCTTTCCAGACTTCTGAGTGGAGCACGCCACAAACAACTTTCGATGAACTGAACAATGAGTTTCATTTCACCACGGACGTTTGCGCCAATGCTGATAATTATAAATGCTCAACGTATTTCACACAGAAGATTAATGGTTTGGCACAAGAGTGGCATGGAGTCTGTTGGATGAATCCGCCTTACGGGCGGGGGATCAACAAATGGATCCGTAAGGCGTATGAATCATCGCTGCATGGAGCTACTGTAGTTTGCCTAGTTCCGGCACGTACCGATACGGCGTGGTGGCATGACTACTCCATGAAAGGGGAAATCCGATTCATTCGTGGACGCTTGAAGTTCGGGGGATGCAAAAACAACGCACCATTCCCTTCGGCAGTGGTTATTTTCAAAGGACGCTAACCGCCCCCGTGCGTATCGCGGGGAGAGAAGAGAAATAAATGTATTACGAAAGCGAAGCATTAACCGCCAAAGGACTCGTCATTCCGCAGGGTGTCACCAAACTCTACCTCAACAGCCTGACCAGCGCCAAAGGATTGGTTATCCCCCAGGGTGTCACCAAACTCTACCTGGACAGTCTGACCAGCGCCAAAGGATTGGTTATCCCGCAGGGTGTCACC